CTTGAAGGAGAATATAATATGGCAGATAAATCATTAATCGAGCAAATGCTCGAGCGCCTGGTTAACGAAGACCAAGCCAAAGCAGAAGAATTATTCCACGAGTATGTTGTTGCAAAATCTCGTGAAATCTATGAAGAATTAATCGAGTCCGAAATGTCTGATGAAGAAGACAAGGAAGTCGACGAAGCAGCTAAAGATGAAGATGCTGAAGAAGACAAAGTCGACGAAGCATCGGATGAAGAAGACAAAGAAGACGAAAAAATGGACGAAGAGTTCGACGAAATCGCTGTAGAAGCAGACGATGAAATGGACTTAGCAGCAGGAGACCCAACGGACGACCTAGCTGGAGAAATGGGTGACGAAGGCGAAGATGAAGAAGGTGAGAAGTCAGAAGAAGAACTTTTCATGGATCTCGAATCAATCGTAGACGAACTACAAGCCAAATTTGACGAGTTAAAAGGCGGCGATGAAGGCGAAATGGACATGGGCGGCGATGAAGAAATGAAAGACGCTGTTGAGCCAGAGTTAGAAACTGTTCGCGAATACGTAGAAAAAGTTGCTACACCAAAAGGCGGAGACAACGGTGCTAACGCTAAATCAGTAGTAGCAGGTAAGAATGATATGGGCGGAACAACCGCAAATATCGCTAAAGGCGGCGAAGAATCTACAAGCGCCAGTACCAAAGGCGGTTTGCTAAATCCAAGCCCAAAAGAAGATAATGCTGGCAATATCAATGTTCCAGGCGGTAAGGCAGGTTCTGCTTTCTCTAAGAAAGAACCCGGACATGGCGCTGAAAAGAAAGGCGCTGCTGAACAAGCTGATAACAAGCAAAGCCTTTTCCGTGGTCGTAGATAATAGGACTTAACAGGTGAAAAACTACCTATCAGAACATTTGAGTTTCGACCAGGCCAAGATTGTATTGGAGAGCGAAGAAGATCAGGGCGGCGGCAAAACGCTGCATCTGAACGGTATCTGTATCCAAGGGGATATTAGAAATCAAAACCAACGTGTTTATTCTTCTCAAGAAATTGGCAAGGCTGTCAAAACGCTCAACGAACAGATCGCTGGTGGTTACTCCGTGCTAGGTGAAGTTGATCATCCTCAGGATTTAAAAATCAATCTTGATCGTGTTTCACACATGATCACTAAGATGTGGATGGACGGTCCTAACGGCTACGGAAAACTTAAAATACTCCCGACACCCATGGGCAAGTTGATTGAAACTATGCTCACGTCGGGAGTTAAACTAGGAGTTTCAAGCAGGGGCAGTGGCGAAGTAGATTCAAGCGGTAATGTCCAAGGTTTTGAAATTATAACAGTGGACGTAGTAGCACAACCAAGCGCCCCGGGAGCTTATCCTACACCAGTTTATGAACACCTTATGAACAACATAGGTGGATATCAGGCATATAAAATAGCACAAGAAGTTCAAGGCGACACAAAGGCACAAAAATACATAGCAGAGAGCCTGAAACGTATTATTTCAGGTCTCAAATAACAAGGAGAATCACATGCTAGATTTAGTAAAACAGTTGTTTGAAAACAATGTGATTTCCGAGGAAATGAAATCGGAGATTGAATCCGCGTGGCAAACAAAGATTCAAGAAAACCGTGATCAGGTCACTGCAGAACTACGTGAAGAGTTTGCACAAAAATATGAGCACGATAAGACAGCAATGGTAGAAGCCGTTGAGTCAATGTTGGCCGATCGTCTGCATGCAGAGTTATCTGAATTAGCAGAAGATCGTCAGGGTCTTATCGAAGCCCGTGCAAAATATGCCAAGAAAATGAAGGATGATTCAAAAACAATGGAAGCATTTGTTTTGAATAATCTTAAAAAAGAATTGTCAGAATTACACGAAGATCGTAAAGCAGTAGCCGCTAATGTCGCAAAATTAGAATCTTTTGTCGTGGATGCACTAGCGAAAGAAATCGCAGAATTCCACACAGATAAGAAAGACCTAGCCGAAACCAAGGTACGTTTAGTACGTGAATCTAAGGCTAAGTTTGAACAAATCAAGAAAGATTTTATTACACGTTCAGCTACAATTATCGAAGAAACAGTCGCAAAAGGACTGCGTTCTGAGATGACTCAACTACGCGAAGACATTGAAGCAGCTCGTAAGAATGACTTCGGTCGCAGAATTTTTGAAAGTTTTGCCAGCGAATACGCTGCATCTCATCTCAACGAGAAATCCGAAACATCTAAACTTCTTAAAGTTGTAAAACAGAAAGAAGCAGAATTAGAGGAAGCAGCAAAAGTTGTTGCAGAAACACAAAAACTAGTAGAAAATCGTGAACAGGAAATCCGTGTTATGAAAGACATGGCTTCTCGCAAAGAAGTAATGAATGAATTGCTAGGACCCTTAACTGGCGACAAGCGATCAGTCATGAAAGAATTGCTAGAATCTGTTCAGACAGAAAAACTACGCGGCGCTTTCGACAAGTATCTACCAGCCGTTATGGACGGTGGCGTACCAGCGAAGAAAGCACTCACAGAGGCTAAAGAAATTACAGGCGATAAAAAGGCACAAACTATCGGCGGAGAGGAAAAAACCGCTGAAATTTTTGACATCCGCAGGCTTGCGGGACTTAAAGTTTAAGGAGAACTATAATGTCACAACTACTCGAGTCACGCTGGTCGGAAACCAAAGAGGCACTATTAGAAGGCCTACAAGGTAACAAGCGTTCGGTTATGGCAGCTACTCTAGAGAATACCCGCAAGTATCTCGCAGAAGCGGCTACAGCTGGTGCTTCATCCGCCGGTAACGTTGCAACTCTAAATCGTGTGATCCTTCCAGTGATCAGACGTGTAATGCCAACCGTTATTGCTAACGAGTTGGTAGGCGTACAGCCAATGACTGGCCCAGTTGGTCAGATCCATACTCTGCGTGTTCGTTACGCAGATACCTTTACAGGTAGTGCAGGTGGTTCTACAACAGCCGGTGAAGAGGCTCTAAGCCCATTCAAGATTGCTGAAGGCTATTCCGGTAATACCAATGGCAAAGCAGATGCGACTGCTGCCAAAGAAGGTGTTGCTGGTAACAGACTAAACATTCAAATCTTGAAACAAACAGTCGAAGCAAAGACACGTAAATTGTCTGCTCGCTGGACGTTTGAAGCAGCTCAAGATGCACAAGCCCAACAAGGTATTGACATCGAGGCTGAGATCATGGCAGCTCTTGCACAAGAGATCACTGCTGAGATCGATCAAGAGATTCTTTCATCTCTAACTACCCTAGCTGGTACACAAAACAACGAGAATTTTGATCAGGCAGCAGTGTCTGGTACAGCAACTTTCGTTGGTGACGAGCATGCTGCTATGGCTGTTGCTATCAATCGTGTAGCTAACAGAATCGCTCAGCGTACACGTCGCGGTGCTGGTAATTGGGCAGTAGTTAGCCCACAAGGCTTAACGATCCTACAAAGCGCAACAACTTCTGCTTTCGCAAGAACAACAGAAGGCACATTCGAAGCTCCTACAAACACCAAGTTTGTTGGTACATTGAACAGCGCAATGAAGGTATATGTTAACACATTTGCTACAGAAACATCTGGCAGCGACAAAGTGTTAATTGGTTACAAAGGTTCTAGCGAATCTGACGCAGCAGCATTCTACTGCCCATACATTCCATTGATGAGCAGCGGTGTTGTTCTAGATCCTAGCACATTTGAGCCAGTAGTTAGCTTTATGACACGTTACGGATATGTTGAGTTAACAAACACAGCATCATCTCTAGGTAACGCTGCTGACTATCTAGGTACAGTTACTATCAGTAACGCTTCATTTACCTAATCAACG